CTGCCGTACCACAATGTTCTTGAGCTGTTCGCAGCCGTTCCCACTCACCGTGCGCTGCATGATGTTCTTGAAGCTACTTTCCCGGTTGTTGAAGAGCCGCTGCATGCTGGTACTGGACTTGTCATAGAGCATGTCGAGCGCGGAGCCGGATGCTTTGCCTAGTGCTGGGCCGAATCCGCTTACATGCTGCAAGAACGCCTCGACAGCGATGGGCTTGATCTCGCTCGTAGAGAAGAACGTCACCGGGGAAGGCGGCTTGTCTTTGTGGTTGTGCGTTCCTGGCAGTCGCAGTACCCGAGCTGCATCGGCGGTGACGTTGGGGTCAGCCAGCAGACTGTGCGCTGCGCAAGCCTTCTTCAGCCTCGTTGCGATCTCAACCCAGGCCTCGGTGTTGATGGCCTCTTCAAGTATCCAATAGACATGCACTCCACGCCCTGAGTTAACGAGGAGGGGCTTCGGTAGCTGCGTCGCCTTGCAGAACCTCTGCAGGTCTTTCAGCGCGGTTACTTGGTCGGGGTAGTCCTTGCTCGGCCCGCAATCTAAGTCTAGGAAAAACGACTTGAGCTGGAGGGTGTTCGCCACCCGCCGACTGTTATCTGGCCCGAAGGTAGCCAGCGCAAAATACGCGTCGTACCCCCGCTGGTCGTACTTGTTCCCTACGGCTACTAGGTCTTCGACTGAGGTGTAGAACTCCTGCTTCCTATCCCCGTCCATGCTCCGAGACACGAACGTGCAGTAGCGGCCTTCTCCCCCTAATACCTGCTGCAAAAAAGTTGTTGTGTCCATATTCCACCCAGAAGTTAGAAACACCGCGACAGGGGCGCTGCAGTACCCTTTTCGGCATAAGCCTAGTCGCGGTGCGGGGGGACTCGGTTAGTCGTCCCAGCTATCGATAACGTCGCTCAGAGACTCCTCCGCATCTTCGGGAGGCGGGCTCTTCTTCGCCATCTTCTTGGGCTCTTCAACCTCAGCTTCTGGCTCGTCCTCAATCGCGTTTTTGCGAACGCGGGCCTTCGGCTGCTGGACTTCTACAGGCTTGGGGGCTTCAATCTTCTGCACCCCATCCGTTTGCGACACAGTGAGAGTGATAGCTTTCATCGTGTCGGGATGCTCAACCATCTTGAAGACGGTCTCCGCTTCCTCGTTGCTGATCCCACGAACCGGCTTGAAGAACAGCTTGGGGGTATCGCTATCCTCGTCGAAGTAAATCTCCGTGACGACGACGCTAAGCGGAGTGCCCCCCTCGCCTTGCTGGCTAAGGAACTGAGCATACGCCTTAAACGGCATGTTGCCACCACGGGTCTCGCCGAAAACTGACGTAGCCGGTAGCTGGAGCTGAAAAATCTCGTCGAGCCGGTCAGGGAAAGCCACAGCAATCCGCTGCGAGAAGCGGCAAGCACGGCCACCATTAGGCCCAGAGCCCTTAACGTGTTGCGGGCAGTCGTTGCACCGTGCGGCTTGGCGCTGATCCTCAGGCACATCATCCGCCGGGGTGTTGGTATCGGCTGACCAGCAGGTGGGTGCAACCGCCTTATCAGGGTCATAGGAAGACGCGTAAAAAGTACGAGACACCGAAGCTGCGTTGATAATAACAACTTGGATGCTGTCACTCTTACTGACGGCTACCTGCTCACCGTTCTGAATCATGCGGAACTTGCCACCCCGCAGACTGATTCGGCGATTCGTTGCCTTGGGCTTACTGCCGCCCGTGGCGCGCTTGTTGACCGCTTGCAAGGCCGCAAGCATGTCAGGGTTTAGCATGGACTGGATGTCCACAACTTCTTTGCTCATGACGTTCTCCTCTTAGGCGTCATCATCTAGGTCGAGGTCAAAGGTGGGGATGGCAACTTCTTCCTCCTCCCCCTCAAGCTCAACCATGGTTTCTACTACGGCTGCTTCTGCGACAGTCTCTTCTGCCTCGGGTGCTGCGACTTCTTCCTCCTCAGGCTCCCCGATACGTAGGCCTCGCAGGTGCGCTTCTACGTCCGCTAAATGGAACCTGTAGGTTTGCCCTGCCCGGATGTAGGTCTCGCGGGGGATGGCGCCGGTACGCACCCAGGAACGCAAGGTGGTGATAGTCACCCCAACGTACCGGCTCAACTCCTCGATGTTAACGTACGGTTTGTTCATGCCTTCTTCCTTACTGAGAGTGTGTATTCCGAATCCACGTTTAAGCCCGGAGGCAGCAGATCGGGGTTCTCCTCAAGGAACTGCCCTACGTTTTTCTGGTTCAGGCGCTTGTCAAAGAACTCGGGGACTTGGTTGTCTAGCACGAACTTGTACATAGACTCCCAGTCGCTGGTCCAATAACGGCGCTTCACCTGACGGTAGAACGTGCCCTCGGTGGTCTTAACGCTCTCGACGTTGTGCTCTTTGCAGTAACTCAGCAGCTCCCGCTTAACCAAGTCCATCTGCTTCGTGAGCTTCTCGTCTTGAGCCTTGTACTCCGTGGCTAGCTCTTGCCGCTTCTGGCGTATCTTCAGGTACACCTTGGTGAGCTTGTCCACAGACAACGCGCTTGCGGTGTCGTCACTCATAGCGTTCTCCTCTAGTGGTGACGTTTGAACTTTAGCTCACTCTGGCTAGCTAGTCAACTATCTCCTTGTATAAGTTTACGATCTGTGAATGTACGTCTATTTTGTTATCAAGTAGTTTATATATGCGCTTTTCTACGTCAGACCCTTGTAGCTGAATGACCGTACAGGGGTGCTTCTGACCCGAGCGATGCACCCGAGCATTGGCCTGGGCATAGGTCTCCAAGGAACTGACTGGCCCCCACCACACAATCGTATTCGCCGCTGTCAGGGTGACTCCGTGGGCCGCAGCTTGTGGTTGGATAATCAGCACCCGAGGGTCGTCCGTCTCTTGGACCCGCTTAATTATCTCCGTGCGAGCCCCCGCCGATACACTGCCGTGGATAACTTCGCTGGTGATCCCGTCTTTCTTGAGGCGTTCTGCTAGCAGGTTGATGACGTGTTTGAAGGGGACGAAGATCAGGATTTTCTGGCTGGACTCATCGATGGCTTCCTTCAGCACGTTGTAGCGGTTCTTGATGTCGAACTCCAAGGTCTCTTGGTCGTCCGTGTAGACGGCACCGCAACTGATCTGCAGCAGCTTGTTCATGCACACGGCAGCGTTGGCTGCGGTTACGTCCTCCCCGTCCGCCTGCATAACCATCAACTCGCGGAGCTGTTTGTAGTACCTCTTCTGCTGAGGTGTTAGCTCCACTTCGCGCTTAACGTAGGTCATTTCTGGCAGATCAAGGCACTGCTCTTTGGTGAAGCGGATGGCTGGCTGCAGGACGCGGTACACCACCTCCGTGGCGTTGTCCTTCGGTATCCACTTAAACTGAGTCACCTTGTGCATCACTTGGTCGCGGAATGACCCAAAGAACCGAGGCACCCCGTTGGGGTTCACCATCTTCGCTAGGCCGTACGCATCGACAGGGGACTGAGCAGCGGGCGTACCGGTCATCATCCAGAGCCAAGTGTCTGCGGTCAGGAGCTTGTTCAGGGTCTTCCAGCGTTTGGTCTGGGGGTTCTTGTAGTGCGTCGCTTCGTCCACGATGATGAGGTCAAAGCCCCCCTTAGCCACCGCTTCTCGCACGATCTCCACACCGTCGTAATTGATTATCACGAACTCGGCGTCGCCCTCGATGATCTGCTCCCGCTTAGCCCGAGGACCATGGGCGATGTCTACCCGGCGGTGCATAGCGAAGGTAAACAGGTCCGCTCGCCATGCTGAATCCATGATCGACAGGGGACAAATGACCAGCACGCGGTTGATCTTTCCGCGCTTCATGAGGAAGTCCGCTGCCCAGATAGCTGCACCCGTCTTGCCCGTGCCCTGCTCGTTGAAGCAGAACGCTCGCTTGTGCATGGTCAGAAAGGCAGCAGTGGTCTTCTGGTGCTCAAAGGGTTTGTAGAGCCCAGGCCAGTGGTACTGCCCCTCAATGGGTGATGGCACCCTGATATTCAGGTTTCGAAGCACGTGCGCTTCGTCGATGTCCCACTTCACCACTACTTTGTTACTATCAACTTGCTTACTTCTGGGTATTACGGTCGTGACGCGCTGCGGGTGTCGCAGGTTAAGCAACAGGGCCGCGTTTTTGATGATCTCCATAAATTATTTCTTCTTTGGCCCTTTCTTTTGGTAGTTACGGCTGCGGTTCCTGCTCGGACTTTCGATCTTCACACCGTCCTTGTTGCTGCCGCCACGGCTGAGAGCTTTGTTATGGCTAACATCCTTGCCCTCACGCTTGTCAGCTTTACCGTTACCGTTGCGGTCCACACCTTCCTTATCGATAGCTCGCCGCGCACGTTGGCGCTCCATGCGGTTCTCGTGCTCACCGCGAGCCTTTTGCTGCTGGTACTCCTTCTTGTACGGACGCTTCTTGTTAACGTAAGGCATCTCACTTCCTCCCGTTATGGGGACACTCAAGCACCACACAGTGGCGACGACACAGCCCGCTTGGATTAG